CCTGTAGAAATTGAATTATCAAATTTAAATGCAAGTGACGGAATAAAAAAGAAAATTAGAGATGAATTTAAAACGGTTTTAGACTTATTAGACTTTGACAAAAAATGCCACGAAATTTATAGAAACTGGTACATTGATGGTAGAATTCACTACCATAAAGTAATTGATTTTAAAAAACCAGAAGAAGGAATTCAAGAGTTAAGATATATTGACTCGATGAAAATTAGATATGTTAGGCAAGCAAAGCAACAAAAAAAAGATGTAAGACTTGCCAACATTAATACTGACAATCCAATGGAATATGAATTTCCAGAGATTGAAGAGTACTTCATTTACACTCCACAAGCAACATTTCCCTCAATGAACCCATCAACAATGGGTGACAAAAAAGGGATTAGAATGACAAGGGATTCAATTGCATATTGTACATCTGGCTTGGTAGACAGAAACAAGGGATCAACGTTGTCTTATTTACATAAAGCAATTAAGGCACTCAATCAATTAAGAATGATTGAGGACTCTCTTGTTATTTACAGATTATCAAGAGCACCAGAAAGAAGAATCTTCTATATCGATGTAGGTAATCTTCCAAAAGTAAAAGCAGAGCAATATCTTCGTGATGTTATGATGCGTTATCGTAATAAACTTGTGTATGATGCAAACACGGGTGAAATTCGTGATGATAAAAAATATATGAGTATGCTTGAGGATTTTTGGCTTCCTCGTCGTGAAGGTGGTAGAGGAACAGAAATTTCTACATTACCTGGTGGACAAAACCTTGGAGAAATTACAGATATTAAGTACTTCCAAGAAAAACTTTACCGTTCTTTAAATGTACCATCATCCAGAATTGGGGGTGAAGGTGGATTTAATCTTGGTCGTTCATCAGAAATTCTTCGTGATGAAGTTAAATTCAGCAAATTTGTTGGTAGATTGAGAAAGAGATTTTCCAATCTTTTTAATGATATGTTAAAGACTCAACTGTTGTTAAAAAATATTATTACCCCAGAAGATTGGGAAATGATGAGTGAGCATATCCAATATAATTTCCTTTATGACAATCACTTTGCTGAACTTAAAGAATCTGAATTATTAAACGAAAGATTAAATATGGTTCAAGTTGCAGAACCATATGTCGGAAGATATTTTTCTCAAGATTATGTAAGAAGAAAAATTCTTCGTCAAACAGATATTGAAATTCTTGAGCAAGATCAGTTGATCAACAAAGAAATTAAAGATGGAGTTATTCCAGATCCCAATGCTCCTATTGATCCCATGACCGGTCAACCAGTTGATAGCACTGCTCCAATGGATTTAGGAAAACCAGTAATGGAACCAAATCTGGATTCATATTCAGACTCAGCAGTTGAAGCAAGTGGAAAACAAATTGAAATGCCTAAGGGTGGTGAAATTTGATAAATAAAGACGATTACTCATTTTAAAATCATGGATGAATTAATGGATATGATTGCCACTGATGGGAGTCCTTCTCAAATTAGTGATAAAATTAAAGAACTTCTTTTTGCTAAATCTGCAGAAAAGGTAGACGAATTTAGACCATATGTTGCAGATTCTCTTTTTGGTGATGGAGAATCTTCCGAAGAGATTGAAGATTCTAATCTTGAAGATGAATAAGAAATAAATAACTAATAAGTGTATTATTAAAAATAATGACTCATAGACCAGTTGGATCTGGCGTTTCTTTTGCCACATCTACCACTACAGCAAAATCAGCAGCAATTTCTGGAAGAACAACTGTTCTCAGAATGGTTGCTACTGGAGCAAATGCTTTTGTTGCAATTGGAACAGAACCAACTGCAACTTTAAGTGATTATTGTATTCCATCAGGAACTTCGGCAACTTTAGCAATTGACAATGGATCGGCAAAAGTAGCAGGAATTACAACTGGACCTACAACATATGTAACCTTTCCAGAAGGTCAAATGTCTCCATTCGGAGTTGGAGACTATGTTACTTTAACTTCATCTGTTCAAAATTATTATACTTTTACTCATGCTCCAGTGATTGAAGTTTTTAATACCAGTAATTATAATGGATATTTTTCAACAAGAATTGCTATTGGAACAGATACATCTGGAATTGCAACTGCTTTTTCGGATCCGGATGCAATTTTGAGAAATTCTTTCAAAGTTGCTGCGATCACAGATACTGGTTCTGGAATTCTTTACTCCCAACAAGTACAAATTACCGGTCAAGCATAAATGAAACTCATCAGAGAAGAAATCGAACAAGTAGAATTTATCGTTGAAAATAAGAACGGTAAAAAGTCACTTTACATTGAAGGAGTTTTTCTTCAAGGAAACATCTGCAATAGGAATGGCAGAATGTATCCAATGGAAACTCTTCGTCGTGAGGTTACACGTTATAATGAAAATCATGTTGCTCAAGGGAGAGCACTTGGAGAACTTGGGCATCCAGATGGTCCTACAGTAAATTTGGATAGAGTTTCTCACAAAATTGTTTCCTTAAGAGAGAGTGGGTCTAATTTTATTGGAAAAGCAAAAATTCTTTCCACTCCAATGGGTAAGATTGCAGAGTCTTTGATTTCTGAAGGTGTAAAACTTGGAGTTTCTTCTCGTGGTATCGGATCTCTTCGTCAAACAAGAGAAGGTTATAATGTAGTTGGTGAAGATTTTATGCTTGCAACTGCAGCAGATATTGTAGCAGATCCCTCTGCACCAGATGCTTTTGTTGCAGGAATTATGGAAGGAAAGGAGTGGGTATGGGATGGTGGTATTCTTCGTGAGAAATATGCTCAGAAGACATATAACACAATCAATACTTTAGTCGATCAAAAAAGACTAGATGAGCAGAAATTAAATCTTTTTAATGATTTTCTTTCAAATTTATAATTTAATAAATAAATATAGTTATTAACAAAGGTTAATCGGAGAGTTCAAATGTCTCGTGGAGATTTACAAGAAATGGAAGTAGGCACTAAGCAATCCAAAACTGCCGTAAATGCAAATGCAAAGGCAGGAGATCCAATGCCTAAAATGTCAGATCCAGGAACCCAACTGGCATCTGTAGAGGATCTTGGTGGCCCAACACCAGAAAATTATAGATCTGATGATGATTCAGCAAAACTGAAAACACCTGGAGCAACCTTGAAGCAAGTTCGAGATGTTGTTAACAAGGGTGCCAAGGCTGCTGATCCTATGAAGGGTATGAAAGAGGAAGAAGAATTTGAAGATGAAAATGTTCTTTCCGAAACCGAAGAAGAGGAAGAAGAAATCGTAGAAGATGAGGAAGTAGAAGAAGAGTATGACATCGAAGAAGACGTAAATGCTCTTCTTGGTGGAGAAGAACTCTCAGAAGAATTCAGAGAAAAAGCAAAAACTATTTTTGAATCTGCTTTAAAAGCAAAAGTTAATGAAGTTAAAGAAGCACTTGAAGAGCAGTATGCTACTGCACTGTTAGAAGAAGTAGAGGAAATTAAAGAAGCACTTGCTGATCGTGTAGATGCATACCTGGAGTATGTTTCTGAAGAGTGGTTCACAGAAAATGCTCTCACAATTGAGCAAGGTTTAAAGACTGAAATGACCGAATCATTCCTTTCAGGAATGAGAGGACTTTTTGAAGAACATTATGTATCAATCCCTGAAGATAAATATGATGTGCTTGAAAGCATGGTAGAAAAACTTGATGACATGGAGACAAAACTCAACGAGCAAATTGAGAAAAACATCTCCCTTAACAAGCGTCTCGCAGAGTCGGTTGCTGATGGGATTTTAGATCAAGTTTCTGAGGGACTTGCTGTAACTCAGAAAGAGAAGCTCGCTTCACTTGCCGAAAGTGTTGAGTTTGAAAGTGAAGAAGAATATCGTGAAAAACTGGAGATGCTGAAAGAATCTTATTTCCCAGCATATAAAACTCCAAAGGCAAAAACCGAAAGTCTTTCAGAGCAAGTAGATTCATCTCCAGAAGAAATTTCTGGTCCTATGGCTGCTTACCTGAAAACTCTTCAGGCTGTTGCAAAGAACTGAATTTAACATTAAATCAAACAAAACAAACAAGAGGTAAACGCAAATGTTCCATTCCGAACAATTGCAGGAAAAGTGGGCACCACTCCTCAACTATGAGGGTCTTGATCCAATCAGAGATTCCCATCGTAGAGCAGTAACCGCTGTCCTGTTAGAAAACCAAGAAAAATTCCTCCGTGAGGAATCTGCATTCTCCACAGGTATGAACCTGATGGAATCACCAACCAACAGTGCTAATGCTGCTGGTGCTAGTGGTGGATTCGGTGGTGGTGCCACTGCTGCTGGTCCAACTGCTGGTTTCGACCCAGTTCTGATCTCATTGATCAGACGTTCAATGCCAAACCTGGTCGCATATGATCTGGCTGGTGTTCAACCAATGAGTGGTCCTACTGGACTCATCTTCGCAATGCGTTCACGTTACAACAATCAGAGTGGAACTGAATCGTTCTACAATGAAGTTGATACCGCATTCTCTGGTCAGGATGACGGTAATAATCTGACTGCAGGATTCAGTGACGTTGTTGCTGGTCTTGGTACTACTTCACAGTCAGGAACTAACCCAGCAATCCTGAACCCAGTTGGAACCGCATCTTCGACTGCTTACAGAGTCGGTCAGGGTATGGTAACTGGTGATGCTGAGAACCTTGGCAATGCTGCAGGTGATCAGTTCAATCAAATGGCATTCTCAATCGAGAAAGTCACTGTTACCGCAAAGTCAAGAGCACTGAAGGCTGAGTACTCACTTGAGCTTGCTCAGGACCTTAAGGCAATTCATGGTCTGAATGCAGAAGCTGAGTTGGCAAATATTCTGTCAACTGAGATTCTTGCAGAAA